CATATACTCCCAATCTATGGCTCTTTCTTTTTTCCCATTTGGAAGATTACTTAATATCATCCTCGCTACATCAGCATTTGGGATGTAATATCCGCAAGTCTGTCCTATTCTAAATATCTTTGGATCAATTGTATTAATACCTTTAATCAAGTTGTGGCGAACCTCTTCTTTATCATTCTCTTCAAAAGTCTTCAAGTCTTTTAAAAAGGGAGAAGACATGTAACCTCCTATATAACAGAAGTCATTTACATCTTTTAACTCTTCTAATCTATCCCATGCCTCGCATTCTATGACAGCATCATCTTCTATGATTACTACTTCTTTCAAGTCTTCATTAATAATCTTCTGTAATAGATTCTTATGTGATAATGAACAAGCGACTACTTTCTTTCTTAAAGGTAATTTAGCATTATGTCTCAAGTAATATCCTTCTACATCTTTATCTTCGAGGTCATCCCACCACACAGCCGGGAATAATTCATATCTTTCATCATATTTACATTTTCTATTTTCATAAGCCGATACAACAAAAACTTTCATTTATATTACTAAAGATATTTATTGTGAAAGTAAAACATATTCTTTACATCTTCTATACTGTCTATTAATGATATTGAATGGTATTGAGAGCAAAGGTTCTTTATTAGAATCTACTGGATGATAATGATATTTCTTATCGAGTTCTCTTTGAGTCCAATTATTTTTGGATCTATCTCTACCGAATATATATCCATTACAAAGGAATACGTATTTATTATGTTTAAGAATCTCAGGAATGATATCTTTTATGTCTTCATCATTCCAATGTTGAATAACATCTTTAAGAATAACTAAATCATAACCCTTCGGAATACTTTTAGCATCTTGATGTATAAAAGATATCATACCCTCTTTATACAATTTATTATTATTATCAATTACAGATTTAACACAATCAATCCCAGTATAGTTAAGACCAGACCAATCAATAGTTTTACTAAACTCCCAATCACCACATCCAAGATCACAAATTTTATTTGAATCTGTTTCAGTAATATGTTTTATTAAGAGTTCTATATACCATTTAGTATCAGGAGAAATATTTGAACCAGTCCCACTGATACCTTTACCATCTCGTGAGCCCCATATTTTCTTATTATAGATATTCGTAAACTTCTGTTCCATTTGTAATAATACAATAAAAAAAATATATATTATATACTAAATGGAACAACGTCCACCAAAAGTAATCGCTGTTAAAGATCCAGAAGAACAATATTTAAATAAATCTGGATTACCTCCTGTTCACGCTCACCTTCCCCAGATAAACGGATACGGTGGTGGAGCATGTTTATTAATGATAAGTCCTGTAAAGACAGGAAAGAGCACGATAATTAATAACCTCTTACTAAATACTGAGTTCTATGATGCTCAGGAACGATTTGATTCAACTCATATAATATCTAATACAATTGCGAATGACGTTACATCTAGATTCTTAAAAGAAGCATTTGATACACACGATCAGTATAATGATAATATCATAGATGGTATAGTAGAAAGACAAAAAGGATATGCTAAAGAAGACCAACCTGAAATCGCTGTGGTGATTGATGATTGTCTGGGTTCAATTAAAAGAGAAGGTCGAGTAAATCATCTTGCGAGTAGATTTCGTCACTTCAATATAAAACTTTTAATTATAAGTTCACAAAACTTCAGAGCTGTGAGCCCTATCATAAGACAGAATGCTACGAACGTTATCATAGGAAGTCCATTTCCTAATCGCAAAGAGTTATTAAAAGTGGCTGAGGAGTATGGCGATCTATTCGGGGGAGCAGAAAAGTTTATTCAATTGTATAAGCAGGCGACACCAGAACGTTATAATTTTATTCATCTTGATTTACAATCTAATCCCCCTAAGATGTATAAGAACTTTGATGAACTGATAGCGGAAGGCGAAAGAAATATGATTACTACTTCCCCGCTTCCTAATGAAGAATTAAAAAAAGATAATGTAGAAGAAAATGTTGATGATAAATAAAAATGGATTTATATGGACTCGATTCTGCTCGTGCTCAAGGAAACGCTATGACCACAGATAACTCATTGTATAATGAGCAGATTTTGAGTGCCCGTGATAGAATTAATAACACACTAGATGCTAATAAAATAACGGCTCAAGGAAATGTGAGAGGGGCTGACTCACAGGATTTACAAGATAATATTATCTATTCTGTGAAGGATACTCTGAGTGGTGCCACTGGAGCTGCTTCACTTGGTAGATTTACTGAGACCGCCGATGCCTATGGTAAAGCCCGAGCTGCTGGTCTAGGGAGATTTTCTGCGGCATTTTCTTCTCAAAGAGCAATCGCTCGAGGTGATGTAGATAAGACATTCGCATCAGCAACACAGGTGGGAGATAAAGCAATCGCACCTACTGTTACAAAAAATATCGCAGGGGTAGATATGATAAAAACAGATAGAGAAGTTCCTGCCGGAGGTGTAAGTGGTTTTCTTGGAAGGACTAAAACCGAAAGTGTATTTTTACCTGATAGAGGACAATTTCCAGCAGGAAACGCCCAGCGTATCCCTGACAGCCAGAGATCAGTGCTTGTCGGCGGACCCACAGACGTTCCTGATACACCACCTACTGCTCCCGCTGCCCCTGCTGCTCCTGCTGCTCCTGCTGCTCCCGCTGCTCCTGCTGCTGATACAGTAAATAATAGACCAAGAACAAATGAACCTGCTGCTAGTAATGCTAATACTCCAGAAGTAACAGATACTAAGCTGTCTGCTACAGATGAATTAAGTGGTAAAGTATTATCTACTACAGAAAAATTAAAGAAAGGAGCGGGTATAGCATCAACAGGATTCCGAGTATTAGGTGATGTAGGAGGTGGTATTCAAACATACGAAATGTTTAAGAATGGATTTAATAAAAATAAAGATGGGTCTATAGATAGATTGAATGAAGTATCACAAATTGCTGGAACGGTGGGAACGGGATTAGATATTCTAGGGGCATTTATTCCCGCACTTGAACCTTTCGGACAATTGGCTCAGGGTATATCAGCAGTAACAGATACAATAGATCAACATGAAAAGGATGACGCTGCGACAACTCAGGCGAATAATACTTTGAATCAGGTTGAGACAACTCGTAAGAACCAATTGGCTGCTCTACCTCAAATGAAAGCAAGTGTTGTCCCAGTGAACTCGATGGTATCTTCTGGATTAGTAGGAAATCAATCTCAACATATTGCTACTAACACTCAGGGAACGGGTTCTTTTTAAGATTTTTTTTTGTATCTGAAATATTATATTTAAGTATAGTAAATGCCTACATCATCATTCTGGACTGCCGAAGAAAAGATTCCTATCTCTCAAAAGAAAGTCTCTGTTCAGGCAGAGAATGGACTCAGCTATGACCTTGGTCAACAGATTAATTTTGTTATTCCTCCCACTATTGGATTCATGATGCCCTCTGAAACCTATCTCCGTATGGATGTTAGAGTTCAGGGATGTGCTCCAGTTCCTGTCACACTTGACGGTGATCTAGGGGCAAATGTTTTAATACGTGATATCAGGGTGAGTTCTGGAGGAGCTCAAAATCAAATTCTTGAGGAGATTCAGAACGTAAATGTTCTCACTGCTCTCAAGTATGATTACAATACCAATGATACACTAAAGCAGAAGAGGGCATTGACTGAGGGAACTGTTCTAAAGAGTAATGTTTCTAATCCTAACCACGACGGAACTTCTACGAATATGAATAATATTGATACGAATCCTTATTTTGATGTTGATGGAGAAGATCTCACTGATGCTACATACAAAACTGTCAAAGCACTACTCAAACTCCCAACAGGAATATTCCAAAACGACAAGATCTTCCCACTTGCTATGACGCAGGGTCTCCGTGTAGAAATAATTTTAGAAGACGCAAGTAAGGTATTTACTCAGGTGGAAACTACTCTTAAGAATAAGAGAGTTACCTCTAATGCTGTATTCCACTCTGTCAATGGTTCAAACGACGCACCGAGTAACTGGGCTAATTCGGGAGGAAATGCCTCTCACATCTATCTTCAGAGACAGAATGGTATTATATCTGTGGAATCATGTCCTTTTAAGAAGGGTGATAAAATTGCCTTTGTGAAACCCGCTACCAACACAGATGATAATGAAACTCCAGGAGATACTCGTATCGCTAAAACGACTGGTGGAACAGCACTCCCCGCTGTGGAAATCACGGGTGTTACTTATGACTCTTCTGCGGGCATTGGTGGTGCGACGGCCACCACTGGTTTAGTTAAATTATCTTTCGCGACGACGGCGAATAACTGGTGGGCTCCTATTGCTGCGGGAGACTACTATGTCTACTCGTGTAAGGTGGATGAGGATGCTTTTGTTCCCAAATGCTCTATAGACAATGTTGAACTCCAAGTCCAGCAGGTGGATATGCCCGCCGGATATATCTCTAAGATGAACTCTATGTTAAAGGCTGGTGGAGCAATGAACTATGATTTCCTTTCATACACGAATTACAAATATTCTCAGTTAAAGTCTGATCGTGTTGTGAATATCCGACTCCCTATTCAGAATAGTCGTTGTAAGTCAGTCCTATGTATTCCTACGGATTCTACACCATACTCGGCGAAACAGAAAGTATTTTCTGAGGAAACCTACCAGGTAAATAACCTCCCGAGAGATACTGGACTTGCTGCTTCAGCATATTCTCAGAATAACTCGACTCGTAGTGGTCTAGTAGGGATTTCGGATCACGCATCAAATTATCAATTCATATATTCGGGGAGATTAAATCCGAATCGTAAGGTGCCTCTTAACCGTATCTCTGTGAATGAGGACAAACTAGCACTGAATCAGCAGAGTTTGATTGAAAATGAGAAAGCACTTTTTATGGCTGGTATTGATCCTCTATCTTTTGACAAATACCAGGAGAACTTTTTCATAGGAAGAAGTCTTTCTCTTTCATCGGGAGTATATGATGCTCGTGGAAAGGATTTCAATCTTCAAGTAGAATATCAGGAGACTGAAGGTCCTACGAAACCGAAGCTCTGGAATTGCTATTGTGCTCATTTAAGAAGAATTGTAGTCAAGGGCGATGCCATTGCTCTAGAAGTTTAAAGGATATCTTTTTTAAAAATTATTTTTTTATTAATATTATATATTATACTATAAAATATGTCTTCGCGCTCTAATATCCAAGTCACGCCGAGCAATCATACCTCAACTGGAAAGATATCGTATAAAGACGGTAATCCCCTTATACAGTTTATCATTGGTGAACAGAACAGAGTTCTTTCTGGTCAGTCTGTTAGACTGGTTGGTAAATTTAATGTATTTAAGGCCGATGATACTTTAGCTACTTCTGACCTACGTATGAGTGAACAGTTAGGGGTATATTCTATTATTGATTCCCTTACTATTAAATCTCAGGCGACTCATCAAGTAATTGAAGAAATAAAACATTTTCCAAGATTTATGAGTTCCTACCTCCCTGTCACTTCGTCAAATCAGGATTCGGCGGGACATTTGGCTATGAGTGCTCTTGTCTCACCTAATTTCGCAAATCAACAGAATAGTGTAGTCTCTATCCCCTCTTCTCTTACTACAGATAGACGGGGTGGTGGGAACTCTTTCGCGATCAATCTCCCATGTGGCTTATTTTCGGGGCAAAACCCAATCCCTCTTATGGCGAATGGAGAAGGTGGAGTTGGAGGACTCTTGGTGGAAATTCAACTTGCCCCTGATTCAAACGTTCTCTTTGATGCGGATGGGAATGCTACGAGTGATGATGTAAAGGATGCTTTCTATGAATTAAGTGACCTAAGTATTTCTGCTGAAGTTATGGAGCCTCAGGTTCAAATGGCTCCCGCCTCTACATTTGAATACAATTCTATTTCATCTTACTTCACGACTTTCAACTCTACGAATGCGATTGTCAATTTCAATCTTGGTCTATCTAGAGTCCTTGGTGTTTTTGGTAATATGATATCTGCTAATAAAATTAACAACAGAGGTGAGAATGGTTTAACTAATAACTTCCCTGTGAACGGTGATGCTGATCAGAGCGCTGCTAAAATCCAGCAATTATTTTTCACTCGTGGAGGAGAAAGATTCCCTCTTGAATACAATATTGATACTACTCAGAAAGATTCAACTAACACTCAGAATGCTAAATCGGATACAGCGGATAGTGAAATTACTCAGCAATATCTCAATGCTATCACTCAATACTCTAAATTAGCGAGAAGTCAGACTTCTCCTCTGAACACTAAATATACTTCGGGATCAACCACTACAGTTAATGTAAAGGTTGATGGAGGGTCTGTCGCAGGATTAGGAGTCGCATACGATGTGGTATCTGGACAGGGTGTTGATTTTAGTTCTGTTAACTGGGGAATGAATATGGAATGTGATCTCACTAAAGAGAATCCTCAAGCATTCTACTTGTTTGTTCATTCAAAGCAAACCCTAGCATTTAGTGGAAATGGCATCTCTGTAATCCGTTAAGTATTGATTTGAATATCTTTTTTAAAAATAATTTTTTATTAATATTATATTTTATACTATAAAATATGTCTTACTCAACTTCTTCCGACCAGTCACAAATGATGACACAGCAGCCTTCTTCATCAAGTCCAGGGGCAGTTCCAGATCTTGTAAGAATTGGACAGATTCCCACAAATACTGCTATTGATATTGAAACGGACGTCCTTGATCCAGTGGTTCATACTGATAAGTTCTGTCGATTTCAGTTACAGAATAAAGGTATCCTCCATTCAAATTCTAAGATTGTTCTACGATTATCAGAAACTGCTAGTGTTGGTTTCCTGCCCGTCGGCGTAGGTATATATTCTCTAATTCAGAGATGTGCTCTCCGTGTCGGCACTAAGACACTCTGTGAAATAGATGATTTTAATCACTATATGGGATATAAGTCAATGTTCTTATCTAATGAACATCAGAAACAGAGAGAAACGTATACGACTGGCCGTCGCCTTGCTCACAAACCGTATTACGGACCAGATGCTGATACGGGTGGTGATCACTTCGAGGGCTCTTCCGTTACTCTAGAAAATACAGCCGAGTTCCTTGGTCTTGATCTAGGTCTTCAAGTTGAGCGGACAGCGACGGAGGGACTGGAACTCAATGACCATGATTTCTGTAAAACAAATGCTTCTTTCGGACCAGAGATGACTCTTTCACTTCAGGAATTATTTCCGTTTCTTTCTCAGAATCAATTGCCCCTTTTTATGATGACTGAACCAGTTACTATTGAATTATTCTTCAGTGACGCCGCAAAGGACCGTCTTTGCCTTCCTGAATCGGCTTCCGCCACTTCTCCATCTTTCTCTATTGACCAGAGTGCTACCGAACTCATTGCTGATTATCAGTATTTCCCACAGGAAATGATGGAACAGTATGCTCAGCAGAATGCTAATCTATCTTTTACTTTTGCTGATTACAGACTTGCTAAGAGAAGTATTGATATTCCCGTGAGTAATATTACTAACGGTTCGGCTGTGTCTTCAGGTCAGCAGATTGTCAATGTAGGAGGTGCTGGACGACTTGTTACTAAGGTATTTACTGCTCTATCTGATGACAATATAGGTCGCGACTCTATTCTTGGAAATTATCACTCTATGTCAATGAATCATGATTATGGTGCTGCTGAGGCTAAAAGGTATCAGGGTCGCCTGATATCAAATATTAAGTATAATGATCACTTCCTATATCCTGTAGATGTAGAGAACTCGGCACAACAGTTCCACTATTTAACTCAAGCCGAGGGAATGGTCCCTTTCATTACTCGTGAAGAATATAACTATGAAGGACAAGGTATGACTGGGGGGACATTTGAAGGATATAAGCAACATCACCACCAGTATGGTTTAGCTGGTAAATATTTCTACCAGGCTTACAAACTCAATCGTAATGAGAGAATTAATAGCCGAGGTTTAGAAGTATACAATACTTTTGACCCTCTCAAGAATAGCAAGAAAGACGATACCGCGAACACTGCTACTCTCAGATCATATTTAGAAATCATTCGTGTAGTCCAATTACAGAATGGTGTCACAGATGTTTTCTTCGCCTAATGATATCTTTTTTTAACAAATTATTTTATTTTTATAAGTATATATTAATACTATATGGAAGCTCCTTCATACACAGATACTATATTACTGGAAGCGAATAGGAAGAGCTCTGCCGAGTTCTTAGCAGGTAATGATTTAAGTCGATCTATGTGGACTAATAATTTGGGAAGTGGAATAAAATTAGATATAGGAGATAAGATATCTGTCCATTCAGCATATATTAGTGAGATCGGCAATGAGCAAAGCACTATAGAGATTAAAGGTCGCACGGCAATTAATAATTTAGGTATTTCTCAGAAATATACGACACAAAATACAACACTTGATAAAAAGGAAGGTGCTCTGAATAATGGTTCTTTAACTCTTGGGATTCAGACGAGTGACGGTAACTATTCATGGGATTATACACAGACTAAAGATACAGAGGTTATTCGTGACGATAATATAAGATTAACACATTCATATTATAAATGTGTTCAGGGAGATAATTATATTTCATTACCAAGACAATGTGGTCAGAGTGATCAACCTGGATGGTGGAATAGTGGAACAATTTGGTCTGAATATAATGATGTAAAGAATGGTAGGATAGAGAAACCTAATCCGTATAGAATGGGAACAGATTATAGTTTAGTAGAATACTTTGGTCAGCCAGATGGATGGGGATACAATCTTGGTGAAAACACATCTGGTGGCGGAACGGGTAAGACCTTTACGACGACTTCATCTAGAACTGAATTATCAAACGATGGGAAGAGATATACTTTATTTGTGAGAAAATCTTTTAAAAACTATATTCCTGAGGGTGAGAAGATTGGATTTTATTTACAGGGCGAACGAGATCCTGCTCTAATGGATTTTATTTGGTATAAGAAAACAATTAAGTATGATGTCAGTCTTGGATTTAATTCTCCTGCTAATGTTGCTTCACAGATAACTAATAAGATGAATGATACAAAACAGGTAGAGAATACATCTCTTGGTCAGGATGCTGGGGTAGCGACACTAGAAACCGATGGACAAATAAAACAAAATAATATTAATTTAACCGCGGAGTCTAACACATACGAGTTATTTCCTTGTTCAACTGCTTGGTTCGGAAAACATCCTTCTGATTTATGGTTTAATGATAGCTATAATGGTGATGGAACGATAACTAGTTTAGACATGTCTGTATTTAAAGTTCCTGTAAGCGAGGCAGACGCTGTTGACGTTACTGTGAAGACAGATACTAATCAAATAAAATGTCAATTCGCAGGCACTTTTGAAGGGAGGGTATACAAATTAGGAGAAATGTTCCAAGAGGGATTTGTGAAAGTGGGATGGAAGTGTCTGGGGGTGTTCAGAAACGATAATGATTTTGAAGAGACAAAGTTTAACAGAATTAAAGGAGCAGAGATAGTGGGAATCCAAGAGATTGCTGCGGGGGGACAGACTACTACAATCATTACTTTTGATAGAGTGATAAATACTACTACTTTCAATTGGCTTGGTCCTGGGACTGATAATGTTTGGTATCTTGCTTTCACTCAACAGGAAATCCCATCATTATATGAATCTTGTTATTCTACAGTCGGATATCTTAGACCAGAAATTCAAGAGGCAGGTAGAGAGTTGATGGCTGATCCTAATTACGAAAGGTCTACGATAGATGGAGCATATAATGTATTTGCTATGGTTCATCCTATGACAAATCAAACTGCTGCTCCTGGAAAAACAACCGATCTGAAATCGACTATACTCACTAGGATACCTTGGACGGATGAAAACTTATTAAAATTAAAAGAATTATTTGATGCTCAGGCATTATATCCTGAACTATTTAATTATGATGGAATGTCATCCGACCAAAAATTATTAATAAATGTAAATAATGATACGAAAGGTAATGTATCTGTTGACAAGATGAGATTTTTATGGATGAATGATAATGAACAAGAAAGAGTTATTGGTGGTGAGGCTGTTATTAGTGAAGCATTAAACAATGATTATGATATGGGACAGCTGATAAAGGTGGATGATGCTTCTGGTTTAAAACCGGGGATGAGATTATATTTCAGTGATGTTGATACTGAAACAGAAACTTTATTTCCAAGAGATACTTTCATTACTTTTATTAAGTCAAATGATGTATATGTGAGCAATCCATTCAATGCTAGTCTGACAGTAACCGTAGACGATGATAGTGTTTATTTTACCTCTGGTGGATTAGGCTGTGATAACTATACATTATCAGGGTCTCACACCCCAGCAAATGCTTCTCATCAAACAGGGGCAGTATTTTTTGATTATAATCCAGATAGAAAAGATATCTCTACTGGTGAAGGTTCAACTCCCGAAGTATATGATTCACTAACGTATGGATTTGCTAAGAAAGTCAGGACATTTGGAGCAGATTATATTGGTCTATGGACTGGAAAATATCAGTCTGGGACATTACCAGATACATGGTTTCACGAAAATTCTATAGATCAATATAGATGTATTGGTTTTGATAAGCATTTCAACGCATACTCTACATCCTCGATTTTATTAACGAATGGGTATGCTACTGTATGGGGAAGTGATTATAATGCTTCTACATTAACTACACCAACGGAGTTTAGCCGCGATACGGCAGACGGTGGAAAATATCCTGTATCTGGGAGTAATGTTGGGACATTGTTCCGAGCATGGAGCAAACAACCAGATTTTGACGGAATGTTCTTACAGAATGCGAGTAAAGAAAATTATGGTCCTAATCCAAATACTCCCACAACAGCACGAGTATTTAATGAATTATACTGTGGAGCAAATCAAGCAGCACTTCAATTCACAGATTCTAGTTCTAGATTTTCATTTGTGAATCTTCATACTCCTGAATTAATAGGAACAGATTCTATTCAAGTAGATAACGCAAAGGATGTCGGTGATTCAGCCGACCCTTGTTTTAAATTAAATAAACGATTAAGTAGAACTAATTACAGTCCTACATTTTTGCCATATAATAACGTATTTAAGGTATCAAAAAGTGCTTCTTTCAGTGGTTCAGAGACTGTTGCTCAAAAAGATCAGAATATCACTCCGTATGCTATAATGGATGCTCAGGCGGGTATATATATAGAAGACTATGGATGTGATAAAGCAAATTGGTCACAATCTCTCTGGGAATTGATGGGATTCACATACGAACAGTTTCATAATGTGGGCTCACGATTACTAAGATTTAATGATACTGGTATCACTACATCTACTCCCACGACAAATGCTGTAGTAAGGACAGAAGATATGGAAAATGGTGTTGTCAGAGGATTAAGTTCAATACCTATACATAATACACTAGAGGTCAATTATCCGTTTTGGAGATATGACCTTGGAGCGGCTGGGACAAATGCCAGCACACCATATGACGATAAAAAAACATTTCCATATCAAGCATTTCCCGGATATATTCAATATCCATCCGTAGTTCAAGCAGGAGCAACATCAACTGTTTTAGAAGCAGATAATCTACCTCGTAAGATGTTATCTCCAATATACCTAATAAAAAGTGATCTATTGAATCCATTGTTTATAGGAGGTAGAGAAGGTTCAATACCTCTACCAGTAATAGGAGTAGTAGATAAGAGTTCGGGCTACGGGGATTTCTACACTGGTGCTAAAGACTCAACTGTATTCACCAATACAATACCTAGAACTATACAGAATATAAAAACATCAATCGTAGATGCCGATGGGAGTGAATCAAGAGTAGATGATTCATCTTGTATCATTTACAAAATACAAAAAGAAATAGCAAGTAATTCAACAGTGTTAGATGG